GCAATAGATGTTCTTAATGAAGAAGATTTACCAGTATCATTTGCAGACCAGCTTTTAGGCGAAAGTGTTGATGATACTCATGACAGGATTAAGAAGTTTAAAAAGGCTTGGCATGAGGCAATCGACAAAGAAGTTAATGCAAGGTTGAAGGATAGGATGCCAGAAGGTGGCGGAACAAAAGCAGGTGGCGAGATGGATATGAATAAAATTATCCGTCAGGGCTTTAGAAAACGAGACTAAACTAACTAATATAAAAATAAAATAAAGGGGGACAGAAAACTTTAAGGAGTTGAATTTTAATGACTTTACTCGCTGGTGGACACGGCACAGGCACTAAAGGCACTCACATGACAACCGAGTTTGATGCATGGCCTTTGATTCCTGAAACCGTTTCAAAAGAAATTCAAGATGGTATTACTGAAGCAAGTGCGGCTTTAAGTTTGTTTAACAGGCTTCCGAATATGAGTTCGAGGGTTCACAGGATGCCGGTTCTTAGCACATTAGGTTATGCTGAATTTGTTTGTGATACTACTGATGACAATTTAGTAGTAGGCGCAGACCAGCAGATTGATGATGCGCAGTATTTGGCAATGAAAGGGCAACCTTATGGAACTGCCGACCCGGGTATTGTTCCGAATGAAGGGGCACCCGAATTAAAACCAACACATCAGATGAAGTGGGAAAATATTTTTATTGTTGCAGAACCGATTGCGATTATTCTCCCGGTTCCTGATGATGTGTTAGATGATAGCGAATACGATTTATGGGCGGCTATGCGCCCCCGTATTATCGAAGCCTTTCATCAGAGAATTGACAATGCAATTATATGGGGGCAGACAAGGCCGCAAAGCTGGCCTACTGGTGTAGTTCCTACCGCTATCGCAAGAGGTCAGACTGTAGTTGAAGGCACTAACGTGGACTTCGCTGATGACCTTTCTGCATTGATGAGCATTCTGGAACAGCAGGCTTATGATCCTTCTGGTTTCATGGCGGCTCCGTCTGTTAAGGCTACTTTGCGTGGATTAAGGGATACCAATGGTATGCCAATTTTTACGCCGGGTATGCAGGGCGTTCCTCCGACAATTTGGGGATTGCCAATTTCTTATATCAAGAATAACACTTTCCAGCTTAATACTTCTCGCCTGGTTGCAGGGAAGATGGATGAAGCAAAGTATGCTATTCGTTCTGATATGAGCTGGAAGCTGTTTACTGAAGGTGTTATTTCTGATGAAAACGGTAGAGTTATTCTTAACCTGATGCAACAGGATAGCAAGGCAATGAGGGTTGTCATGCGTCTTGGTTGGGCAGTTCCTAACCCAATTCACAAGCTTCGCAGAGACCGCCAAGGTTACCCGTTTGCAGTTCTGTTGGTTTAATTAAATGGGGCGTTAATTCGCCCCTTTTTATCTTTTTTAAGGAGATGATATTTTGGTTGAGATAACTATGGTTCATACGACCAAACTTGCCCAAACTGGCAGAACTTATTATGCTATGCAAAATTATTCAGTTCCGCTAACTATTGCTTGGCGTTGGATTGATAGGAATATAGCAAGGTATGTTTCGTTAAGGGCAGATGTAGATGCGATGCCTTACTATGGTATTAGGGTTCAGCAAGATGATTGGCGAAGAACAGATTATCCGGGTAGCCAAAAATAATTAATTTGTTATAAGGAGGATATTTTTATGCAAGTTAAAATCATAAGGGAAACCGCAACAGTCAAGCATGGGGCTTTAAGTTATGGGCAAATCTTTAGCGATAAAGAAATTGATGAAAGAACAATGCAAAGATGGATTAAGCGTAAAATTGCAGTAGAATACGATGGCGATGAATATGTTTCTTCTGACGAAGCAATGAAGCAACTTGAGATTAGACCAGAAGACATTGCTGAAACTGAAGAACAAAGTAAACTTCGCGAAAAGTTCCAAAGTAATGCAGAACCAGAAATTGCAGATATGGCTTTTCAGGAACTTCGCAGATATGCAAAAGAAAATGGCTATGAGAATTATGGTAAAATGAACCGGGAAGAATTAATTGAACTATTGTCTGAAGATGAAGAAGTAGCAGAAGAAAAGAGTCCATTCTTTGATGGGGTTGAATAAGTTATGCGGGAAAATCTATTAGTATGGGTTAGAGATTATTGTAACGACCAATCCCTTGAAGATGAAGGGGCTATTTCTATTTTCTTGGATAGGGCAATCGCATGGTTAAATGCTCATGTGTCTGGAGTAGTTTCTGAAAGTTTAGGCGACTATTCTGTTGCTTTTGGTAGGGGCGAAAGTTTAGAAAGCGCACTCCCGCTATCCCTGATAATTTTTCTTAGACCATACAAGAAAATGAAAATGCTATAAAGGGGCTAAACTATGCTTCAAAATATAACCAGATGGTTTACAGAAACATGGGAAGTATATCGGCTATCTGTTGTAGATGATAGTTGGGGTAACCCGATTGAAACATGGACTTTAAGCCATGAAGTATTAGGTAGATTTAGACCTTTAAGCGGTGATAGAAAATTATCAGCAGATAAGCAAATAGAATTCGCAGATGCTAAATTTTATTGCGCAATAGACGCAGATATTTTAACAGGCGATAGATTAGTAGGAAACAATCAAACCTATGATGTAAAACTCCCACAAGACCCGATGAGCATGGGGGAATTTTTACAAGTAGAATTAAAATTAAGGGATGCTAACTAATGGCTAATACTGGCGGCGCATGGATTCGTTCAGATATGAAATGGCATGGTGATAAAGTGATTGCGGCTGTTCAGAAGAAGGAAGCGGCATTAACAGCGGCTGGAGTATTAGTTCAAGATGCGGCACATAAATTAGTAAAAGTTAAAACAGGTAATTTAAAAGGCAGTATAACTTGGGCGTTAGCAAGGCAAGCATCACCAGTTTCATCGCCTACTAAACCGGAAGATGGTTTAAGGGCACATGGCGGTAGCCCGGATTATATTTATGTAGGAACGAATGTAAAATATGCAAGAAGAATTGAGTATGGTTTTAATGGAACAGATAGGTTAGGAAGGACATATAGGCAGGTGGCACAACCGTATTTAAGGCCAGCTTATGAAAATCAAAAGAATAGAATTGGTAGAGCTATTGCAGATATATTAGGGCCACAGATAAGAGGGGCTGGTAAATAATGCCGGGATTAATAGAACCTGAAATGAGGAATTATTTAGCAGGGGCACATGGAATATCCGCAACAAACTTTTATCTAAAAGTTGCACCCGGCAATGCAGTTTATCCTTACGGGATAATTTTCAAAATAAGTTCGGGCAAAGATTATACTCATAGTGATGCAGGCTCAAACAGCGTATATGAAGCCAGAATGCAATGTTCTTGTTTTGGGGGTAATTACCAACAGGCAAAAATGTTAGCAAGCGAAGTAATTGAAGAGATGGAAGAATGGGCAGATGTAGAATCGGATGTGCAGGCAGTATTTTTAATAGGTGAATTAGATTTGTATGAAGATGAAACAAAATCGCATCACATTGCTTTAGATTTTATAGTTTGGCACATATTTTAAAGGAGATGATTTAAATGGCAGGTTCAGCAGGTTATGGAACAATATTAACCATTGCCGCTACCCCGGTAGCAGAATTAACAAATATTTCGGGGCCGGGTATTTCGGTAGATACGATTGATGTAACGACTCATGATTCGGCAGATGCCTTTCGTGAATTTGTTGCCGGTTTAATTGATGGCGGAGAGATTTCAATGGAAGGTAACCTTACTACAACTGTGGCGGCTAATGTAATTCTTACTGCGTTAGTTGCAAGGGCGGCAGTAGCGTTTACGATTGTTCTTCCTACTACTGGGGCAGACATGACATGGTCAGGCAGTGCTATTGTTACTGGTTTTGAAAACTCTGCACCTCATGATGGGAAGCTTGGATTCTCTGCATCAATGAAGATAACTGGCGAACCTTCACTGGCATAATTTAAAACCAGTGTAGGAAGGGGGTTTATTTATGGCTGGTTTTAGTGCCTATGGCACAATATTACGAATAGATATGGCTGGTGCTGGAAATGCAGTAGCAGAATTAACTAATATTTCCGGGCCTTCTGTTTCTGTCGATACTATAGATGTATCAACCCATGATAGTTGGAGACACGGGGCAGTAGTTGGTGCAGTAACATTTACTAATGGCACGAATGTAGTTAATCGGGTAGGGCATGGTTTAGTAAATGGTAACGTAATATCTTTTCAGTTAGGTGTAGGCGGGGCGTTACCTGCTGAATTATCACTTAATCGTTGGTATTATGTTATTAACAGAGCGGCAGATACATTCCAAGTATCATTAACTCCCGGCGGGGCAATAGTAACTTTTACTGATGATGGCTCGGCTACTGTAAATGCGCATAGAGCAGGGGCATTCAGGGAATTTGTAGCAGGGTTAATAGATGCCGGGGAAATTTCTTTTGAAGGCAATCTTATTGATGTTACTCAATCAGATGAAATTATGGACGCTATTGTTGACCGGGATGTTTTAGAATTTGAAATTGAATTCCCGGAAGGCGAAGAATGGAGTTTTGACGGAATTGTTACTGGCTTTGAAGTTTCAGCACCGCATGACGGTAAAATAGGATTTTCAGCATCAGTAAAGGTAACGGGGGAACCGGAATTAGTTTAAGGAGGAGTTAAAATGAGGTATGTTGAATTTGAAGTTGATGGTAAAGTAAAAAAACTTCGATTTGATTTTAACGCTATTGCTGATCTTGAACAACAAGTAGGTTCTGGGGTAGTTAGTTTATTTAGTGAAGAGAAAATTGGGTTCCATACAATCAGACTTTTATTCTGGGCTGGCCTTCGTTGGGAAGATCAAGGCTTAACCATGCAAAGGGCGGGCATGATAATTAAGCAACTTCTCGAAGAAGGTCATTCGTTTGAAGATTTATCTGGTATGGTTAGCAAAGCATTACAATTAAGCGGTTTATTTGGGAATAAAGAAGATGGTGAATCAGAAGCCCCTTTCGTTCAGACGGAAGTAGAAAAACCAGTTATCTTGAAGAAATCGACAAACTCCAAACAATAGGATATGTAATCGGGTTATCGACTAAAGAGTTCTGGCAAGCAACTTTAAAAGAGTTTAATGATATGGCTGAAGCCTATAAATTAAAACAAAGAAAATTGGATGCCAGAACTGCTTTAATATGTGCATCAATTTATAATGCACAAAGGACGAAGAAAGATAAATTAATAAAGCCAGAACAGTTTATGCCTAAAGAAGAAAAGAAAGAAAAACAGCAAAAAACACCAAGGGAAATGTTAAGAGCGGCAGAAGAATGGATTAAGGTTACCGGGGGTAAAGATTTAAGGAGAGATGTAAATGACGACACTTGCTGAATTAGTAGTAAAAATAGGTTTAGATTCAGCACAATTTGAGCGTGAAATCTCTGGCATGTCTGGTAAATTACGCAGTATTGGTCAGGATATGACTCGTATTGGCGGTAACTTAACCAGAGGTTTAACTTTGCCCATTATCGGTGCAGGCGTAGCCGCATTTAAGATGCATAAGGATTTCGAGTTTTCTATGCAGTCTATTGTTGGTTTAGTTGGCGTATCGCAATCACAAGTTGACCAGTGGAGTAAAGATTTAGTTGAGATGGGACCGAAGCTGGGTAAAGGGCCAAAAGAATTAGCTGATGCATTATACTTTGTAACTTCTGCTGGTATTGAAGCATCTGAAGCGTTGAATGTTGTAGAGATGAGTGCTAAAGCATCTGCGGCAGGATTAGGGGAAACAAAAGTAATTGCTGACCTTGTAACTTCCGCTATGAATGCTTATGGGGCAGAAAATTTATCAGCATCGCAGGCAACAGATATTTTAGTAGCGGCGGTTAGGGAAGGTAAAGCAGAAGCATCTGAATTTGCAGGTTCGCTTGGTAAGGTTTTACCTATTGCGGCTGAATTAGGAGTAGAGTTCCATGAGGTAGCGGCGGCAACTGCGGCAATGACAAGGACAGGGACAGATGCAAATACGGCTGGAACCCAGTTAAGGGCGATTATGTCCAGCTTGTTAAAACCAACAAAACAGGCTGAAGAAGTTTTAGATGCAATGGGGACATCTTCTGAAAAGTTAAGAAAGAAAATCAGGGACGATGGTTTACTTTCTACTTTGATGGAGTTAAGGAATTTAACCCATGAATATGGTGAAGAAGCTATGGCGGCTGTATTCCCTAATATTCGTGCTTTAATTGGTATGCTTGATTTAATGGGGGCAAACATAGAGGATAATGTAAAGATATTTAATAATTTAACAAATGCAACCGGGGCACTTGATCATGCTTTTAAGACTGCATCTGAAACAGCAGAGTTTAAATGGCAAAAGGTTTTGGCATCGATGCAATCGCTAATGATTACAATAGGCGATTCAGTTAAAGAGGCAGTTATTCCGGTGATGGAAGATTTGGTTAAAACAATTCAAAAGGTAACTGAATGGTTTAAAAGATTATCACCGGAAGCTAAAACTAATATTATAAGATTTGCGGCTTATGCGGCGGCATTAGGGCCAATTCTCTTAATCGGCGGTAAATTAGTAGGAATGTTTATTGGTATGGTAAATACCATTACTGTATTAAGTAGGGCGCTTAGGCTGGCAGTAGGATTTATTAAATTAAAAGTTGCGGCTTTAGTAGGAATGAAAGCAGTAATGGCATTAATGTCTGGGCCTGCTGGGTGGATAATGTTAGCAGTTGCGGCTATAGCATTAATAGGCACCGCTTGGTATAAAGCGAGTAGGGATTCTGAAAAAGAGTTGAATAAGTTAGTGGCAACGACAAAGGTTAAGTTTATGGAAATAAAGACTGAAGCTATACAAAGGGCTGTTGAAATGGCAGAGGGCGTTATTGCCGAGTATTATTCTTTAAGCGAACTTAGCCGGAAACTTTTTAAAGGTATGGCTGAAACTCAGGCTAAAATTGGCAAAGAAGCGCATGAACAAATTATGGCTAACCTTGAATCTGAAAAAGAGGGTAAACTTGCCTTTTTAAAGGAACAATATGACGAAGAATTGCGCCAACTCGCTATACTTCATCAAAACGGGTTTATTGCTACTGATGAAGAGTATGAAAGATTAAAAATTATGGTAAAAGGCAAATATGATGATAGGGTTACAATGACAGAAGAGATGTATAAAGAAATTCATAGAATTGTTAAAAGGGATTTGAAAGAGTATGGTTTTTTAACTGAAGCAGGGCTAAAAGAAATTGAGGATTTATATATAGACCACGCAAAAGAAGTTATTGGCACATTGGAAAAGTTTGTAGTTGATAACAAAGCGCTTGAAGCTTTAAAAAATACTGATATAAGCAATATGACTGAAGCGCAGTTAAAAGAAATGAAAAGATTAACTGAAAAATATTATGGTGAAGCAGTAACAGAAATCGAAGGTAGCATTGGCGAAATATTAACTGCTATTAACCTTCTTGAATCGACAGGTGCAATTAGTGCAGGTGAAGCCGCTGTTCTTTATCAAAAGGCAATGGGTAAAATGATTGATGCCAACGTTGATGTTGCGAAATCAGCGACAGATATGGTTAATGACATTGATAGGGAGTTGGACCGATTACGTCGGGAAGGAATAATGAAACAAGAAACTTTTGGCGAGGATACGGTAGATATTTGGGAAAATTTAAACAAACTACTTGTAGGAAGTTCTATTGTCCCTGATATGGTAACAGATATCCTAAAGTGGTTTGATACTCTTAAAAAAGAGGGCGGTAAAATTGTAGTTGATATGGTAAGGGATATTCAGGGTTCGTTTAATAGATTATGGGATTATATTAGGCAGATACCTTCACAGGCATTTAGATGGGGTAGGGATATATTTTTCCAACTATGGCAGGGAATGAGGAGTATTTTCTCAAGCATACAATCATGGTTTTCGACACAGGTAACACCGCTTTTAAATAGATTAAATCCGTGGGCAAGAATGAGTCCATCATTAATCGATAATATAAGAAGCGGGATTAAAGAAATCGAAAAAGCCTATACATCAATTCAGTTGCCAGATTATGGTGCAGTTAAAGGGTTAGGTATAGTTTCGTTTCCTGATAATCAAGCCCAAGAAGTTTTGCCACCACAAAGCGATAATAGAAATTCTGCATCATTAAATCGTAGTGGTCAGCCCCCATTTGAATTAGGGGGTAAACTTGCAATGATTATCGCAGATGATAGAGTTCTTAAACAGTTGTGGCGGCAATTACAAGATGCTGGGCGTGCAGAAGGAGTGAGGATTTCAGGATGAGCCATCAAATAGAAGGTAATGCAATTCCTACTCCACAATTTTTTAGTGTTCACGATTTTAACTTGCAAAGAACAAAAAGGGTAGCAAGCGGAAGATTGGTTACGGATACGATTGCAACAAAAAAAGAGTTTACATTAATGTGGACTGATATAACCGGGGTGCAATTAGATGCAATGTTTACGGATATGGGAGATTCTTTTTTTGATTATACTTACCCGACCGAAACAGGTTCGGAAACAGTAGCAGTATTATGCCCAGACATGCCGAGAGACCTCTGGTTAAATTCGGGTGATAAGCATTATCGTGATGTAACAATGATTTTTATAGAACAGTAAAGGAGTTGAATTAAATGAGTTCAATAGCAGTTGTTCAGGCAGATGTATATTCACAGGTGGCGGCGTTAATTGAATCAGGCAGTATTGATTTAGAAACAGGAGATTTTTACCTTGCCTTGTTCGGCGATAATTTCGTATTCGACCCGACCCATACGACTTGGGCTGATATTAAAATTGACGAAATTAGTGATCATATTGCTGGTTATACTTATGGGGGTAAGGAAATTATTTTTGATGCAAGTAGAACAGATTATGATGATACAACGGGTATATGGGCATGGGGACCAAATTGCGACCCGCTGGAATGGGATAATGCAGATTTTACCAGCGACCCTGTTCACTGGGGTGTAATTTATGAATACACTGATGATGGTGGAAGTCCTGATGATGGCAGTCTTTTAGTTTGCGCTTATAAACTAACTACCCCGGCTGAACCTGATGATGAAAAATTCAGGTGGAATTTTAACGCTGGCGGGTTAGTAAAATGGACAGCTAAGTTTACAGTAGCACCAGCATAAAAAGGTAGGGGGAGTAGCAAATGGCCTTTCCAGACAATGTTGATGATTTCAAAGAATATTCATACACTGGTGCAGTCCAGAACGAAACCCTACCACCGGGTAAATATAAGATTGAGTTATGGGGGGCACAGGGTGGCCCTACTTCTGGCACTAACGGAGGAAAGGGTGGAAAAGCGGAGGGTGAAATTGAGTTAACCGAAGAAACTTTGCTTCGGATATATGTTGGGGAACAACCGACTGGCGCACAAACGGGAGGGTGGAATGGTGGTGGAAATGCCAGTTCCACAACAAATGCTTACCCCGGCGGCGGATCTTCTGATGTGCGTATTGGCGGAACCGATCTAACCAACAGAATTTTAGTTGCAGGTGGCGGCGGCGGGCGTAATGTAGCTACATCAGCACAAGCAGGTGGTGTTGGTGGAGGGGAAACTGGCGGCGACGGGACATCATATTCTGCTAACCAATTTGGAACCGGCGGCACTCAGACCGCAGGTGGATTAAATAGTGGTGCTTGGGGGCAAGGTGGGAATACATCCACCAATAGCCGTGGTGGCGGCGGCGGTGGTTGGTATGGCGGCGGTGCGGGTCGCGGCACTTATTCCGGTGGTGGCGGCGGTTCATCTTATATCGGCAGAGAACTTGACACTGACGACATGGATGGTGTGGCAGGCGACAACTTCCCACGATTCCTGATCACAAACGGCGCAACCAGTTCAGGTGTTCGCGATGGTGACGGGTTAGCAAAAATTACCGTTTTGGATGTAGGTAGTGCATATGAGGTAGATTCTATTATCGCCGAGATAGAAATAGAAGGATTGCTCGGTTTAGTAGAGATAATATTTATCGGGGTAGAAGTTGAATCAATCGTTGCGGAAATTGAGATTGAGGGTCTGTTCGGTTTGGTTGAAGTTATTCCTTATACTGATTGGGCAGAATATGAAATAGCTGTCCGTGCACCGTCAAGAAAGTGGAGTGCAAAAGTAGAGATAGATTTCCCTGAAGGCACGGCAAAGTTTGACGATGATGATATTGCAAGTATTTCCCTGCTGGAAGAAGCACATACCACAGGGCAGAACCCGTTAGGGTTTATTACATCTAACGAGTTGACCATTTCGCTTCATAATCAGGATAGAAGATTTACTCCGGCGAACCCTGCCCATGATTATGATGTCAGACCGGGGTTGGAAGTCAGGGCATACTTAGTTTTGAAACTGCCTGATACTATATACCCTGAATCCGATGCAGAAATACCGCTCGGCACATTCTGGACTGATGAATGGGACACACCTTCAGATTCAATGGAGGCGACCGTTACCTGCCATGACCGGCTGTTGCAGATTATTAATCTTGACACTCCGCAGATTCCGGTAATGGTCGATACTACTATTGGGCAAATGTTCGGCAGATTATTTAGGGCGTTAGGGTTAGAACCAGACGAAGATTACGTCGTAAGCCCTGCTCTGACGCAGAAGGTCAAAGCAGGCTGGTGGGAGCGGGATGTAGTAGGAAACTCCTTGCAGGTTTTAGCTGAAGCTGGGAACTGCTTTGTCACGGTGAACAGGGATAATCAGATTGTCGTTCTGCCGAATGTGAAAGTCAACCCGGAGGAAGATGATGAATATACTGAAGACGAACTTTTTACAATAAACAATCCTCAGCGG